GGAGAAAAAAGTTTTATCAATTACTTTAGACTCATCAACAAGTGAAACAAAAGTAACTGGAACAGGTTTTGCAGTTGCACTTCAATTTTGGTTAGGTGCAGGTACAAGTAGAGATGGAGTTACAGCAGACCAGTGGGCGGATAATGGCAACGCTACTGCTACAAGTGATAATTTAGATTTATTAGGTAGCACTTCAAATGATTGGTACATAACAGGATTACAAATGGAAGTAGGTAGCTTTGATGCTAACAGCATACCCCCTTTTCAACATGAATCGTATGGTGATAACTTATTAAGATGTCAGAGGTACTTTCAAAAATATACAAATCCACCATTATGTGGTATAGCTAATTCAAGCAGTACATACGCAAGAGCAAAAATGATGTTGCAAACACAAATGAGAGCAGCACCTACTGCAACTCATAATGGAACTTTTAACTACTTTGTTTCTAATAGTATTCAACCAACAACCACAGCTTTTAGTGTTGCATATCTTGACGAAAATGTTGTGGAATTTGATGCAACAACAAATGTTACATCAATGACAGCAAAAGACCCAATTTTTTGTATGCAAAGTGGTAGTGGTTCTTTAGATTTAGACGCAGAATTATAGGAGATAACAATGGAAAATAAAAAAACAGTGACATCTGCTAAATACCAACAAGGATTTATTGGTTCTGGAAATGTTAATATTGTAGCTGTTATTGATGGTAAAACTGTATATGTGCCGCTCACAGCAGACAATACAGATAGAAAATTAATACAAGCATGGGAAGATGCTGGTAACAACATAGAGGATGCAGATTAATGAGTAGTATTAAATTAAAAGGTAGCACTTCTGGTGACGTAACACTTACTGTACCAGCTGTAGCTGGAACTAATACAGTAACCATTCCTGCCGCTACAGGTAACTTACCGCTATCTGATTTAGACCATGTAACCAATAGACAAAATGCAAAACCACTTATCATTAATGGTGGTATGACTGTAGCTCAAAGAGGTACATCATTTACAGGACAAACAGGTAGTGCTTATCTTTTAGATAGAATATATATGCGACTTGGTGGTGCTGGTACTTGGACTATTACACAAGATACAGATGTTCCATCAGGTTATGGTTTTACAAATTCTTTAAAAATGGATTGTACAACTGCAAACTCAAGTTTAGATGCTAGTGATTTTATATTTGTAAATATGCGTTTTGAAAAACAAGACATGCGTATATTTAATAAAGGAACATCTGATGCTAAAAAAGTTACTGTAGCTGCATGGGTAAAATCACCAACAACTGGCACTCATGTTGTAGGATTTTATGACGCAAACAGTTCAACCAATCGTTATTGTATGCAAACTTACACAATTAGTTCAGCCAACACTTGGACAAAAGCCATAGTTACTTTTCCTGCTGATACAGGAGGTGATGAAATGGGTACAGATAATACTCATGGCATGAATTTACAATTTTGGTTTGCTGCTGGGTCAAATTATTCTAGTGGAAGTGCTGCGACTGTATGGGAAAATTATACGACAGCCAATCAAGCTGTTGGTCAAGTAAATTGTAGCAGTAGCACAGATAACAATATATTGATTACTGGTATACAAATGGAAGTAGGTGAGTTTGACTCAACCACTATACCACCTTTCCAACATGAATTGTTTGGTGATAACTTAAGAAGATGTGAAAGGTATTGTCAAAAAAGTTACCCTCACGAACATCCCCCTGGAACTGTTACTAGTGGCGACGCAGGGAGAGATTTTGTTTATTTAATGGGTGGTTCAACTGACCCTCATATTATGGTTAAATTTAGACCAGAGATGAGGATAACTCCAACTGTAACTACTTATTCTACCGCAAATGCTAACACTACAGGCAAAATGACAGCTGGTGCTACAGATGCTACTGCTGGTACAAATGCAGTTGTAAATAGTTCATATAATTATATGGCTTTTGCTTCTAGTGTAACAGCTTCTGATGATGTATATGTAGCTTGGTTAGCGGATGCAGAACTTTAAAAGGAAAAATATATGAATATAACATCAGCAAAATATAACTCTTATAAAGGTGTTCAACAAAATGAAGCTATAATT